TTACTTGCAGAAGCAGGATACACTGATGTGTCCGTTCTCATTCTTAACGAATCACTTACTTCTCCAAACTGAAAGCTGTTAATTGCTACTCTTTGTTTTTGCATTAACTGCGCCTTTCAGCAAGAAACCTCGACGTTGTAAGTTTGCGTGTGGTTTGAGATTGAGACTCTAAGCGTCTTGCAAGCATCATCTGCCTACCGCCCTTTTGTTCCATCAGTTCCGACATTTGCAAATCTCTAGCTACCGAAACCGCAAGAACACTTGCCATAGAAAACTCTACTGCAAGAGTAAAGTAAGAGGGCCAGTTTACTTCGTCAGCACGAAATATAAAATCTGCTACTACATCGTCATTAGACTGAGCGTTTGTATAACACTTGTCTCCATAAGTGTCATACTTAATGCGATTTTCATTTATTGTTAACGCACTTAACATCAACAAATTATGTGGCATTTGATAAGCTGCATCCCAACGACCTGTCGGTTTGTCACTTAATCTGTTTAAAATAGCTTGGTCAGAAGCAAACCGCCATCTTGTATTGGTCAACGCGGCTCTTGCTACATCCTCGTACAAAGCCTCTGCTACAGTAGACTCTGCTGTACCATCTGTAAAAGATTGAATAGGCGAACCACCCATTAGGATAGACGCCCTTGAACAAATCTTTATTGGTGTGTTTGCAATATCTGTCATGGTGAAGGGGGGCCGAAACCCCCCATACCTTTAATCGCCGTCTGTCTCAGCAACGGCTGTGCCATCAGACACATCCACTACAGAGCCAGTATTGGACAAGACAGTAACAAAGTTCGTTGTTGGAACATTGGTGTCTTGAACAATAATCAGATCACGGACGTTAAGCATATTTGCCGCGTCATTAAAATAACCTGATGTGTTTACAGTCGCAATTGCGTCTGCTGTTCGGTACATCCAAAGGGCCGCGCCACTTGCGCCGCCAATCCGATGTAATCCTGCGTTGCTATAAGCCATGTTATTTCCCCTTAGTTATTATCTAAGACTTCATAAACGCCATCGTCATCAATAACGACTGCGCCCATAGACATCATAGAAGTTGCAAGGTGAGAGACTTTTTCAGCAACGTAATTGACCTCAGTAGATACATCAGAGTTGATGCCAAGGCCAACAGCTTGTGTATGGTAAGCAAAGTTTTTGCCACCAGCAACAGCAGATGTTGAGAAAATCTTAAACCCAAGAAAGTCTTTCATGGTCATGCCACCAGCAAACGGAAGGTTTTGAGGCCCAACGAAGTCAGATGATGCAAACTCTGTAATGCCATATAGATCAGCAAAACCAGATGGAGACATAGCCAAATAACGCTCACCGTCTTCTGGCATATCAGCATTACCTACAGTCTCAAACAATGAGAGCAGATCAGCTTTTTCTATAGCAGAACCAGTGTCGTGTATTTGGGTGCTGTTTGCGCCAGCGTCCATTGCTGCAATAAGAAGTGCATCAGTCTTACGACCAAGTGCAGCCGCCGCAGATTTGGCAATAGCTTGACGTTCATTGATATTGATTTTCAATTCGTCCAGCTTGTCGATATACTCAGGTGCATACCAATCCTGCATTGTTACTTCTACGGTGGAGTGCGCCAATTCCATTGGAGTGACGTTACCGTTACGAGATTTGCTATTCGCAGACCCCTTGCCTATTACCTGAAATCGCGCAGTGTTACCCGAAACATTTGTGCTACGAACAGTATTACGGAGTTTAGACCCCATACGCTGATACGACATATGAACTTCGGATTGAAACTGTTTGATAAAGGCTGTGTCGATTGTATTAGCCATTTGACAGTCCTATAAAAAGTTGCGTTGCTACGGGTGTCCGCGCTTAACACTTTCAACAAGGGTATCCTTTCGGGCCTTTCAGTGGACAACGGGCCGTGATGCAATATCGTAAACATTATTTTGATTTAAATTGCAACGTACAAAATCAACGTATTTGACAGAATGAGACAAAGAAACACCAATAGGTTGAAATCCTAGCCAAGTTGCCCAGTTAATCATGCCTTCATAGTCCGCTAAGATACTCATTGTCATTGTATCTTCTGTTTTATCAAACTGATTAACCAGCATTTTAGAGCCTCTAGCAATCGAGATAAAGTTATCTTTAAGGTCATCAGAAAACATAGCAAACATTTGGGGGGCGTCTTGATTGCTGTACCAAAGACCTCCTACAAAAATAAATTTGCCTCCCTCCCTACGCGCTAAGTAACATTCAGAACTTTCATACATTTCAATAAGGGCCGCACGAACATCCGAACGACCCATAAGAGCAAGCTCTCTTTTGTTTTCGTTACTTAAATTATCTGTAACTTCATCTACGTGATCTAAAGTAAAAGGAGTTAAGTAATATTTACCGCGCTCCATTATCTTTCGTTCATCGTAATTGCTGGAAACCTTTGGTGACTTTATCGACATACGCAGGGTCTCTTTCTTTCCAGTATCTAGGATCATTCATCATAGTCCTTAAATCAGCTTCACTCAAACCAGATGTAGGTGTGGTATCGCCAGAGAAATTACCATCTTTTAATGTTTCCATCATATGTTCTAAGGCTAAAATACCTTCATGACTTTCACACATTCGCTCTATTGCTGGCATTGATTCTGGTGGAAAGAATTTATTAGCAAACATTGATGCTGCGCTAATCCTGTCATTAGCGTTTTCACCTAATTTCTCTGCTTCTGCTTCTATATCTGGGCCTTGATCTTGGCTTTCAGCATATACTTGTATGCCCTTTTCAAATTCTTCTTGACTGAAACCATTTTCAAAAGCGTGATTACTCCACCATTGTAGCAACTGATTATCTGTAGCTGCATCCTGATCTATTATTTCTGGCAACTCATAATCGCCAACAGTTTCGGGCCTATCCTTAAAAGCTTGTTCTTCAACTTCTTTCATAAACTGAGACTTCAATTCCTCGGCATTGCTGCCAAGTTTAGTCTCAAGTTCCTTGTAAGCTTTTGCTAAGTCTTCACCACTGTTGTACTTTTCTGGAAGCCAATCAGGTCTATCTGACTGCTCTAAGTCTTCCGCTACCACAAAGTCGCGGTCTTCTGCTGCAGGTAGTTCTTGTTCTTCATTCATTTTTGTGCCTCCTGTTTAATTTTTGCAGAGTGTTGAATCCTGCGCTCTATTAAACCCACAATGTATCTTTGACCTTCAAGGTGCATAAGTTCATCACCTCTTATATTCGGGCCGCTAACCATTTCTATAGTTATAGACCTAAGATATTTAAGAACTTCTTTCCCAGTAGGAGTCTTAAATACTTGCGTAACATTGTGACTTATCTCTTTTTCATCTGCAAATGCGCGAGAATGACCATCTATTCCGTAACTAGCTGGGGTTTTCAACCATTTGCTCCTGTGGTTGTTGCTGCATCTGTTGTTGTTGCTGCATCTGTGCAGCCATTTCTGCTATCTGCTTACGCTGATCTTCATCACGAATCAAGCTTTCTGGAACACCAAACTTCTTAGCTAGATAAACAGCAGTTTGCTCTCCATCAATTAACAGTTGCAACATTTCTGGCCCTAACGTGCCACCAATCATTTCAAGATAACGAGCAACGCTAGTTATATCTTGATTAGCTTGCGCTTGAGCCAAAGGAGATACAGACCGAATCTTAACTTCACGACCATTTATTACTGGAACTTCAATTCGTCCCTGTTTCTTTAGTATATAGATAACACGTTGCAACAAAGGCTGAACTAATTCCGCTTGCAATCTTCCAAACGCCGCGCCCATACGCCTTGATAAGTCAGCCATACGCTCTGCAACCTCTGTTGCTGTAGCTGGTGTTTTATCTGGCTTGCCGAGCATGTCATTATACAGCGCAGTTTTAATGTTGTGCCGCATATCACTCAAAACAAGCTGCGCTACATCAAATCTGCCAGCAGCTTGGATAGGCTGCAATCCTGTGCTTCCCATAGCTTTCGGTATGATTGTACCCGGGACTAAGTTTATCGTGTCAGGGTTGATTACACCATCATCCTCCATCTGATAGATACCAGATATAGACATTTGAGCGTTCTCTAGCACCATTTGTATAGTTAGGTTAGTTACTTTGATAGCTGAAAGAGCGTTCATCAAAGGGCCGCGACCATAAACTTCAGATGCACGTTTTGTCCAGCGATAGCAAATGAAAGGATTTGATCCTAGACCAGTCATTTTTCTTTTATAAACACAGCTTTTAGTGGTCATGCAGATTGCATAGTGAAGAAAAGCATCATCATTCTTAACAGAGTAATCTTTGCAAACGACCTCTAAGATTGTGGTTGTCTTATCACTTCCCATTTGAGCTATGATTTCAGAAGAAAATTTAGGATTAGGGTACATATGTTCAATGTGATCGAACTTTATATCCCTTCTTTCTCTATATATGTGGTCAATTTTATCATCAGGCCCTGCATCTAAAACTACTTGAGGCAGAGGAATAGCCGTAAAGCGCACTGGATTTATAGAGTCACCTTCCTCAACGCAAAGAACGCCAGTACCAACTGCCAAATCCAAAAAGGACTCATGCACTTCTTGGCTAAAGTTTGAGTTTTGCAAAACCTCAAAGACATAATCGGTAACTTCATCTAGATCATTATCTACTGTATCACGTTGCTCTGGTGGTATTTCACTACCAGACATGAGATCAGCCCATCTAGCAAAGTTAGGCACTAATCCAGACTGTAACCTACTAGCGAACTCTTGAACCCCA